GTACGGCTTCCCGTGTTTCCCTGGTTGTCCCGAAAATTATGCTAACCACATCCGCTGTTTCGTTCCAGATTGCCGACGAAACGAACTATAAATCCTTCAATCTTTACTACTCCGGGTCCACGGTAACATTGGCGATACAAGGCGGCAGCGGTCAAATCAATCGTGTGTTTGGAGTCAACTAAACGGGAGGTTCTATGAAAGTATTACTGAATGAAGCGGGATATGTAGAAAGCTATGCTCTGGAAGGAGAACTGCTGGGAGCGGTCGAATGCGATCCCCCCGAAGATATCACTGTGTTTGAAACGCACTTTGCTGCCTTTCGCATCCGTGACGGTACTCTCGTGAAGGATAAAGAGCAGCTCGATTCGCTTTGCGAAGTAGAGACACTAAACGGCTACCGAAAGCAGCGGGAAAAGGACTGTTTTCCGATCATCAATCGGGGGGAACTTTGGTATAAAAGGTTGACCGACCTGCAGCGCGAAGAACTGCAGCTCTGGTACCAAGCGTGGCTGGATGTAACCAAAACACAGACGATTCCGGTCAAACCGGAATGGTTGAAATAAGGAAATCAGCACTCCGAAACGGAGTGCTTTTTTCATAGCTATTTTCTTTCAAAAAAGGAGGTCAAATCAATGAAATCTATCTGGACTGGCATTCAGATTGCTTTCTCTGCACTGGGAGGATTCCTTGGATGGTTCCTCGGCGGTGCGGACGGTTTTCTTTATGCCCTGATTGCCTTTGTGGTCATCGACTACATCACCGGCGTGATGTGTGCCATCGCCGACAAGAGCCTATCCAGTGAAGTCGGCTTTAAGGGGATCTGCCGCAAAGTGCTGATCTTCATTTTGGTGGGAATCGGTAACATCATCGATGTGTATGTGTTGGGTGACGCAGGGGTCCTGCGTACTGCGGTAATCTTCTTCTATCTCTCCAACGAGGGTGTTTCTCTCCTGGAAAACGCCGCACATCTGGGGCTTCCGGTACCCGACAAACTCAAAGATGTATTACAGCAGCTTCATAATAAGGAGGTAAACTAAATGAATCTCAACAAACTCATATTCACGGAAAACGCCTGCTACAAAGCTGGCAGAAAGATTACTGTCAAGGGCATTATGGTGCATTCCACCGGTGCCAACAATCCCTGGCTGAAGCGTTATGTCGGCCCAGATGACGGCAAGCTGGGTAAAAACCAGTACAACAACCACTGGAACGCCTATCATCCCGGCGGGCGCGAGGTCTGTGTCCATGCCTTCATCGGCAAGCTGGCTGATGGAAGCGTGGCAACCTATCAGACGCTGCCCTGGGGTCACCGTGGGTGGCACGCAGGCGGTTCTGCCAACGATACGCACATCGGCTTTGAAATCTGTGAAGACGGCCTCTCGGACAGCACCTACTTTAACAAGGTCTACAAGGAAGCCGTGGAGCTTTGTGCATACCTTTGCAAACAGTACGGTCTGACCGAACAGAACATCATCTGCCACAGCGAGGGCTACAAGAAAGGCATTGCATCCAACCACGGTGATGTAATGCACTGGTTCCCCAAGCACGGCAAGAGCATGGATACCTTTCGTGCGGATGTAAAAGCCTTGCTTGGGGGTAGCACCTCTGAGCCGTCCACTAAGCCTGATACGGGTGCCGTCATTAAAGCGGGTGACCTCGTTAAGATCACCGGTACCAAGTATTATGGCGGACAGACCATCCCCACCTGGGTGAAAAACCAAAACTGGTATGTGCAGGAGGTTTCCGGTGATCGTGCCGTCATTAACAAAAATGAGAGCGGTACGAATGCTATCATGTCTCCGGTTCGTGTGCCTGATCTGGTTCCTGTGAGCGGTAGTGGTACCACTACTTATCGCGTCCACACCGTGGCCAAAGGCGACACCCTTTGGGGAATCGCCGTCAAATACCTTGGAAACGGCACTCGCTACAAGGAAATCAAATTCCTCAACGGTTTGACCAGTGATGTCATCTTCAGCGGTCAGAAGCTGAAAATCCCTAACTAAGTCCAAAGCCCATCGAGCCATTTCGGTTCAGTGGGCTTATTTTTGTGTTTTCCCGCCAAAACGGACTTCTCGTTTCCATTGGGTACTGAGGAGGAAACTCCTCGGATTGGAGGAACCCGTTATGACGGATTTACAAAAAAGCCAGATTACCACTCTTCGTGAGCAAGGCTATGGATATGCTACCATCGCAAATGCGGTGGGACTTAAAAAAGATACTGTTGTCGCATTTTGTCGGAAAGCAGGACTGACCGGCACAAAAGCACAGGGCAATGACCGTATCACACTGGACGCCGGATTCTGTCTGCACTGTGGCAATCTCCTGCAGCAGACTCCAGGCAGAAAGAAGATCAAATTCTGCTCTGACAAATGCCGCGTTGCCTGGTGGAACAGCCATCCCGAAGCAGTTAATCGTAAAGCCGTATACAGTTTCACCTGCGCTCACTGCGGAAAGTCCTTCACCGCCTATGGCAATGCCGGACGAAAATACTGCTCCCATGCCTGCTACATTGAAGACCGTTATAAAGGCGGTGATGGGCATGAGTGAGACGGCATTCCGTGCAGAATTGCAATACCAGACCGCTATATCGATAGCAAAAAACCTTCTGGGTCAAGGGCTTCTGACCGAGGAGGAATATGCCGTGATTGATACAAAACTGGTGGCTGATTTTGAGCCTACTTTGGGTACATTATTAGCCGAAAACGGCTTGATAAAATAGGCTTTCAGAGTGATATATAGTGTCGGAAAGGAGTGATTTTATGCGGAAAATCAGCAAAATCGAACGCAAAATACCGCAGATGCCCAGCCGCAAAAAGGTTGCTGCCTACGCCAGAGTTTCAATGGAAACCGAGCGTTTGCACCACTCCCTTTCGGCGCAAATCAGCTACTACAGTGACCTCATCCAGCAGCACCCCGATTGGGAGTATGTTGGAGTCTACGCTGATGACGGTATCTCCGGCACAAGAGCAGAAAGCCGCACCGAGTTCAACCGACTCCTGGCTGACTGTGATACCGGAAAAATAGATATTGTACTCACAAAGTCCATTTCACGCTTTGCCAGAAACACGGTTGATCTTCTGGAGACGGTTCGCCACCTGAAAGAACTCGGTATTTCCGTCCGCTTTGAAAAGGAACGCATTGATTCCTTGACCGAGGACGGTGAACTGATGCTGACCCTTTTGGCATCCTTTGCACAGGAGGAAAGCCGCAGCATTTCCGAAAATGTAAAATGGGGTACGAGAAAACGCTTTGAACAGGGCATTCCCAACGGACATTTTCAGATTTACGGCTACCGATGGGAAGACGATCACCTGGTCATTGAGCCGAAGGAGGCCGCCATCGTTCGGCTCATCTTTGATAATTTCCTTGCAGGACTTTCGGCAGAAACCACCGAAAAGCAACTGGCAGAGATGGGAGTCAAATCCTACAAGGGGCAGCACTTCGGCAATACATCCATTCGCCAGATTCTCGGCAACATCACCTACACTGGCAACTTACTCTTTCAAAAGGAATATGTAGTAGACCCCATCAGCGGCAAAAGCAAAAAGAACTATGGAGAGCTGCCGCAGTATTTCGTTGAGAACACCCACGAAGCGATTATTCCAATGGAGGTCTACCAGGCGGTGCAGGATGAAAAAAAGCGCCGCAAGGAGTTGGGAGTATTCGCAAACTGGAGTATCAAGACTTCCTGCTTTACCAGTAAAATCAAATGCGGTTACTGCGGGGCCAGTTTTGTGCGGAATACCCGTAAGAACAGAGCCAAGCACAAGGCTCCACATGACCCGGATATGTACACCACTTACGGCTGCGGAACGCAGAAAAAGAAAGGCGGCTCCTGTCCGGCAAAAGATATCCGAGAGGACATCCTTCGAGCCAAATGCACCGAAGTCCTGGGGCTTACCGAATTTGATGATGAAGTTTTCAGCACCCAAGTAGAGAAAATCGTTGTGCCGGAACAAGGTGTTCTGGTGTTCCACATGACCGATGGACGGGTCATCCGCACTAAGTGGAAATCCACGGCAAAGAAAGATGCCTGGACACCTGAGCGCAGAGCTGCCAAGGGTCGCCTTGTTCAAGAACGGCAACTTGCCGCACACAGTTCCTGCTTTACTAGCAGAATACACTGCGACCTCTGCGGAGAGAACTACCGCAGGCAACGGACAAAGCGCGTAGATGGTTCCTACTCGACCTTTTGGAGATGTGCTTCGGCATCCAAGTGCCACAGCACAAGCATCAGCGAGGACAGCCTCTTACCGATACTCGCGCAGGCTCTGGGGACTGACGGTTTTGATGAAACCGCCTTCAGAGAACGGGTCGCGGGTATTCACATCACCGGGCTTGGCAAACTGGCCGTCCATTTCAAAGACGGTCACATCTATGAAGCTGAATGGGAAAACAAGCGTAAAATGTCCAAACAGACCGAAGAACGAAAAGCTCACATGAGCATGAAAATGAAAGAGAATTGGAGGAAAAGACGTGGCGAAAGTAACGACCATTCCGGCAACGATCAGCCGGTTCACAGCAACGCCAATTAACGAAAAGAAGAAACGCCGGGTGGCTGCCTACGCCCGTGTTTCCACCGACAGTGAGGAGCAGCTCACCAGCTATACTGCCCAGGTGGACTACTACACCAATTACATCAACGGCAGGGACGATTGGGAGCTGGTCGAGGTCTACACCGATGAGGGCATTACAGGAACCAACACCAAGCACCGCGAGGGCTTCAAACGCATGGTTGCCGATGCCCTTGCTGGCAAGATCGACCTTATCGTCACCAAGTCGGTCAGCCGATTTGCCAGAAACACGGTTGACAGCTTGACCACCGTGCGTAACCTCAAAGAAAAGGGCGTGGAGATTTACTTCGAGAAGGAGAACATCTGGACGCTGGACAGCAAGGGCGAATTGCTCATCACCATTATGTCCAGCCTTGCCCAGGAAGAAAGCCGCTCCATTTCCGAGAACTGCACCTGGGGTCAGAGAAAGCGGTTTGCAGACGGCAAGGTTACAGTTCCGTTTAATCGGTTCCTTGGCTATGACCGTGGCCCGGATGGAAACCTTGTCATCAACGAGGGTGAGGCGGTCATCATCCGACGTATCTACGGTATGTTCCTACAAGGCATGACACCTCATGGCATTGCCGCCAGACTTACTGCTGATGGCATCAAGTCCCCAGGTGGCAAAAACAAATGGAACGCCGGAGCGGTTCGGAGTATCCTCACTAACGAAAAATATAAGGGTGATGCTCTCCTTCAGAAAAGCTATACGGTTGATTTCCTCACCAAAAAGAAAAAGGTCAACGAGGGCGAGATTCCACAGTATTATGTGGAAGGCAATCATGAAGCCATCATTTCCCCAGAAGTATTCGAGATGGTTCAGCAGGAAATGGAGCGGCGAAGCAAGCGTGGCAGACGAAGCGGTGTCCACCTTTTCTCCGGAAAGATTCGCTGTGGAGAATGCGGGAGCTGGTACGGCTCCAAAACTTGGCACTCCAATGATAAGTACAAAAAGATTATCTGGCAGTGCAATCACAAATTTGATGGCGACCACAAATGCACCACACCACACCTTACAGATGAGGATATCCACCGCTACTTTATTTCGGCAGTCAACCAGCTTCTTGCCCAGAAGGATGCCATCATCGCATCCTTGACCGGCGGCTTGGCCCTTGCCTTTGATCTCACACCTCTGCAAGCCCAAGAAACTGCACTGATTGAGGAAGTACAGATGCTTGCCGATGCGGTTGAAAAGTGCATCTACGAAAATGCTCATGTTGCCCTTGACCAGACAGAATACCAGAAACGCTATGACGGACTAGTCCACCGCTACGATGAAGCCAAAGCCAAGTTGGATACCATCACCGAACAGATCGTCGATAAAAAGGCACGAAAATCCACTATTGAGGGTTTTCTCAAAATCCTTCAAGAACAGGATCGGTTAGTCACTGAGTTCCAGCCAAACCTATGGTGTGGTCTGGTGGATTTTGTAACCGTCCATTCCGCAGATGATGTGCGGATCACCTTCCGCAATGGCACGGAAATAAAGGCATAAGCACATACGCAAAACACCTCGCAATGGGAGCATCATTCTCCAGCCGCGAGGTGTTTCTTTTAACTCTTAAGTTGTGCAATTATAACTAAACTCTCACCATACTTTTTATATTCCGCTTTCCGTTGCTCCATCCGTTTTATTACGCCATTATCGTATGTGATCAGTTGATGTTTATCTTGCAGATTGCAAAGAATAATTGCATCGAGCAAATCGTTTTTCCAAAGTGCGGCTCCATGAACGAGAATATTGACCATCGTATCATAGTAGTAATCTTGTAATGCCGGATGTCCAATCTTCTTGTCAAAAATTGTTTTTAGCTTTCCGATATGTTTCTTCAATTCCGGGTCATTATTATTCTTCCAGTATGTCACTGCTAAATTTTGAAGATACGCTGTACTTGTTTTTCTTTGTACCTTCGATGCAATATTTCTTGACAACTGAGTATACTGTTCTGTCGGGAACCAAATGTCGAAATTCCGAAACTCTTCGTCACTTTTGACTGTTTTTGCTCTTTCTATAAACGGTATTCCTTTTTCGAGCATAAATGCAAGAAGATTATAGAACCCGTTACGAATATAATTTTCGCAATCATCGGTCTTATATCCATCACTATATAATTCTTTGAATATCTCTAGGACTACATCTGTGAACATCTTATATGCCGCGGTCATTGCGGAATAGCAATATCCACAAGGTTCTTTCCCGTCTGACATTACGACAAAGTAGTATCCAGAAAAAAGGCAAACATCAAACAGCAATGTTGTAAATCGGCTTTCAATATCTATTTTGTTATCCAAAATTTCAGCACACATTAACTGAAGTTGAGGTTCTGTAATATTAATCAGATCATCTACAAAATGCTCTGGCAATGGGTTAATTACATTACTTGCCAGGCGGATGTGGTTTTCCCACAGATATTTTCCTCCCAATCTTACTGTTTCAATGTCTTTTTGATACTTTATCAAAAATTCAAACAACGATGTAGTTGACAGAAACACCTCGTTTTGTCTTACAAGTTCGCGTAGTTTTTCTACATCATATGTACACTCAGAAATTCCAGCAGCATAATAAAATGCATTTGTATCAAGCACATACATTTTTGGACACCTCCATAATTCTCCACATATAAAAATAGCCGGGATGACCCGGTCTGTCAAACCCACCCCAAAAGCCGTTTTTACACCGCAAGGGCACACTTTTTAATTTTACCTATACCTTGTATCAAACTCGGTATGATTATTTCGCTATTCCAATCCGTATTGACTTCGTCTGCATACTTTCGGGTGCTGTAATATTGATATCCTTTGCTGCCGGAGAGAAGGTCGGTGCTCCCCGTCTTGATGGACGCTTCAAATCCGCGGTACAGATATATAGAGCATAATATGGCGTTTTGGTCTCCGCGGAGGAAGCCATCAAAGCTGAAAGCCGACCCACTGACTTCCGAACTGTAGGACATGGTCAGCTTGTTGACCACGCCCTTGTTCACCAGGTACTTCATGGGGTCGCTGAGCGGCAGCGTCTTGTTATAATTGTTCTCATTGACAGAGAGCTGCTGCGTGCCGCTGCCGAAGTCGTACTTCATGGCAATGTCGATCTGCTGGGTCAGAGCTTCCCTGTCCCCGGAATCGTCCGCGAACAGCACGTCCTTGGCGTCATAGGCCCGCAGGAAAAAGCTGCGTTTGCCATTCCACAAATCGTCCTTCGTGTCCCAGTTTTCCGAGACCGCCAGAATGGGAATCTCCACATCGACGGAGGTCTCCCCGGTGGGGATCTTCACCTCTCCGCCCTTCTCTTCTTCTTTCGTCTTCGTGTAGTGGATTCCGGCCAGGGCGCTGCCGTCCAGGGTCTGCACCTTGAAGGAAACCTCGTAGTTCAGGGGCGCGGCCAGGGAGAACGAGGCGGTGACAGTCCCCGCCTCGTTTTTGACCTCGTTCTTATCCACCTTCATGCGCACCCGGGCGGTGTGGTCATAGATGGAGGGGGTGTATGGGGAGGAAATCAGGGAGACTTCCCCGTTTTGGGCGGCCCGGTAGAAGGACAGCAGGGAATCGGCCTGCTCCGGGGTCAGGCTCCGGTCCGTAAAGTAAGTGGACTGAATCCGGGCCAGTTCCCGCTCGATCTCCACCATCTGCTTCAGGTTTTCCAGGGTGACGGGGTCGCCGTCCACCTTGGCCACCCGGCTCAGGTCGGTGGCCGGGTCGTCCAGCAGGGCCTCGATCTGGTCCAGGGTATATTCCTTCCCGTCCAGGTCGATCTTTTCGCTGGTCTTCAGGTTCCCCTTATCGTCCAGCAGGCCGTACTGCGTCAAAACGCCCATCAGCTTTTCCGCGTCGCCGCCGTATTCCTGCCGAAGAGCCTCCAGCAGGGCTGCGTTCTGCACCGCGGTGTTGCCGCTGGTTTGGCTGACGGCCGCGTAGGCCGGGACGGCCGGCACGGTAAACGCCATTGCCGCCGCTAAAAAACAGGCTAAAAGCCGCTTTCCTATCCGTTTCATCCCTTTGTCTCTCCTTTCTCAATCACAAGCGCCGCGGGGCTCTTTCCTTGATCCGCACGCACTTTGCACCACAGGCCGTGGTAGCGCATGGGGCGCCAGCGCCCCATGCGCTAGGGGGGGACGTCCCCCCTAGCATAAAACTGTCATATCTATCCATGAGCATTGTAGCATCCCTATTTTTCATTTGCAAGAAAAAGTATTTTCGTAAATTATATGGCATAAACGGTATATTCACTTGCGTTTCTGCGTTCTCTCTGCTATGCTGAAAGGGAAAAAAGGAGGGAAAGCTTATGCCGGTCAAGCACCGCCGATACCAGCCCCAGGAGGTCATAGAATTGACACGCGCCGCCATTCACGCCTTTACCAGCCGGGACATGGCCGGTTTCGACGGCCTTCTGGATCCGGATTTTTCCTTCGTTGGGGACGACGCCCCTCTGTTCCTTCACGGGACGGAGGAATTTTTCAACAGCACGCAGAACGAACGGAAGTCGCCGCCGGTCTCCATCACAGGGGAGGATTATATGCTGCTGGCC